AATCTACTATTTTCTGAGAAGCAACATGTACAACATAAGTTCCTTCTTCGTTCATATACTCTAAAATTACATCTCCGTTTTCATCAGAGTTCTCCCAGCTACCATCATCGGTATACCTAAGGTTGTAAGAGTCATATGATGTATCTTCTGAATCTTTATTTTCAAAGTATGCTTTTAACTCAGGATACATATCTATAAGTTTTCTTATAGGAACTTTTTGTATTATTGCTAATTCACTAGGGCTTTGCATATTTCCCATATATCCAGGGAAACAATCATATGGATTTCTTAATTCAGCACAAGGATACATATTTCCATTTGCATCAGGCTTAGAAGTAATAACCCATACTACAAAACCATAACCCGGTAACCATCTAGCTACTTGTGGTAATTGTAATTCTAATTGTTGCATCTTATCGTATGCAGTAATAATTCTTTCTAGTTTGTCTTTTTTGACTTTATTTCTTTGACTATCCCTTGCATTTGTTATATGAACATCAAGACTAGGTACTTTACCTATTTTTTGTGACAATCTATCTAATGCAGATAAAAGCAAGTTAGGTGCAGGTATAGTATGTGATTCGTTATTATCTAGTCCTGGACCAAGTAATTGTCGTATACCATCTTCTCCACCATTTAAAATTGCTCTAAATCTACTTCTGTCTATAAGTGCATCATCATGCATCCTTTTAAGATAAGATGCTCGTTCAATTATTTCTTGCGGCTTCATTTAACTCCAAGGTGTTTCGTTCCATTGTACACTATTATAACCATCAAAGCTAGGAGTGTACTCAATTCCCATATCAGCATAAGTTAGTTTTGTCAAGGTTCTAACTACTTTCATAGGAAACCAACTTGCCATCACAATGTCACTCTTGTATCCTTTGCCGCCACTTCCTTTAGAAGCAAAGTATGTTAGCTGTTTAGTGTACTGTGTTGTCTTTTGTTGTGCTTCAGCATCTAAGTATGGCAATGTAATCATTTGGTCATTAAACATAGGTGCAAGAGAAGTAACACCAAATCTATCATCCCATTTGTTTTTATGGGTTTCGTGTCCTTCTAGCTTTATACCTTGCACATTACAAAACTGTTTTATTGTTTTGTCTTGTCTAATAGCTTTCTGAAAACCATTCTCTTCAATTACCCAGTGGTAACAACCATACATATCCCACCACTTCTTAATTAACTCAAATGCTTCATCTAGTCCACCACCTAAGTGGTTGTCTAAATCAACCATTGTAAGTTTTATATCACTACTTGTTGTTTCTACTGCCCATAAGAAACCTGCTTGATATCCTGTTGCAGCAGGGTCTAAACCAGCAACTAAGTAAGAACCACTAGGAATTGTGCCTAATGGCATATTTATATCGTAACATTTAGCTATTTGTTCAGGATTAAACAATCTAGCTGCTTCACTCATTGCTTTGTTAAGATACACCATCTCAAAGTTTTTAAGACCACCAGTAGTCATAGAGTCTCTTTTTCTGTTCATTAGCCATTTAAAAGTTCTTTTGCCTTCCCATAGCATACAATCAGTATGGTCATCTTCTTCTAGCTCAGGTTTTATACACATAGAATCGTGTGCTTCTTCTACTATTGTCTCCCATGCTTCGTTTTCTAACAATGCAGAATATAAATCATCAGGGTGTTGTCTTGAACCTATAAGCACCATAGCTGTGTGTTCCTCTTTACGACTGCCTAATGTTGTAGTCCACCAGTTCTTTGTATTGTTTCTTGATGCAGGTTGCATAGTAGAGCTGTGGTCTTCAATGTCATCTGCAATAATTATGTCGCAGTCACGAGATAAAATTTTACCGCCCCTACCTATACCTATCATTGTAGGTGACTTTATACCTGATACTGTTCTTGTAGATACTGTAAACCCATTTCTTGACCACATCTTACCTGCTCTAGTTGCAGGTTTAAAAGAACCACCAGGTCCACAAAAATCTTCTTTAAGTTTTTCGTTACTGTCTAATGTATCCATAACAGACATAACAGAGTTCATAGCAATATCTTCGTTACCACCTACCCACATAACTCTGATATTAGGGTTTCTGCATATAAGCCATATAACAAAATGTATTAACAATTCTGTTTTGCCGTGTCTAGGCGGACTAAGTATCATTTGTTGTCCACCATTAAGTAAAGCTTTGTTAATTGATTTTATCCAGTTATTGTGAAATTTTGCTGTTTCAAAAGGTACACCTTGTTCTGTAAGAAAGTATCTATCTCTGAAGTTTTTAAAATCTTCTAGTGATTGTTTAGCATCATCAGATACTTCCCAGTTTTCTGCTTGTATGTCTTTTTCTAAATCTTCTCTATATGCAGCTAACATTCTAGCTACATGACCTGTAGTACAACCTAGTGCATCTGCTACTTCTTGTCTTGTAATTACATCTCTAATTAATTCTGATGCATAGCCTTGGTTTCTAAACTTGTCATACAAAGAACCACGCCTAACAGTTGCAGACTTAGGTTGATTTATTTCTTTGACAGGTAATTCGTATGTCTCACCTTTTTTCTTAGCTCTATGTATTCTCTGAGATATTCTTTTATAGCAGGTATCACTACAATATTTTGTTTTGCCTTCAGGTAGTTGCACATCGCAGTCAGGTGCAATGCAAATTATATTTTTTACCATTTGACTTTATTAGCCCAGTAGGCTGCTGACATTTTTCCTTTTCTAATATTCTTAGCGTGTCTAGCTTTAAAAGATTTACGCTTTGCTTTAGATTTAGCATCTTGTTTTTTACCTGCAGTTTTAGCACCTTGTTCACCAAATCTAATCATTTTTATTTTGCTACCTTCTTTAGCTAAAACAACATGTGATTTAGTAGGATGTTTAGGTGTAGCTTTAGGTTTATTGTAACCTGAAAACTTTTCACCTCTGTATTCTATGGACATTATTTTCTCTTCCTAACTTCTTCGGTGCCATTTTTTATCATCTCCATATTTGCATTATAGTCAATAACAAACTTTTCCACTAAAGCATCTATTTTAGATACATTAGGTTTTTTTTGTATAAGAACACTACCGCATGCTTCGGCAAGGTCCATTGACCATTCTTTAAGTAGCTGTGGGCTACTAAAGATATTTCTCCTTGTTTTAATTTTTTTACCCATTAGAGCTTAGAATATTTTTTACTCTTCTTCTTCGCCCCGTATCTTTTTTTCATACCTTTTTTGCTTACTGGCATTATTTCTCCTAATTTGCTTATTGTATTCTGTACAACCTAGATTAACACATTTCTTATAAGTTTGTGTTATCTCAAAGCCTTTGTTACAAAGTTTGCACTTTGTGATTTCTCTCATTATATAATTATAGAGGAGATGGGCTAGGTTTTCCTCCTTTACCTAGCTTGTCTCCACTTTTTGTAAAAGATGATAACTTACGCTTATTGAGTGTATGACCCCTGTAGCTCGTAAGTCCTCTATAGGCACTATCAAAGAGCGTGAAAAAAAATTTTTATTTTCTGCATTTACTATCCTGTATTTCCCTTCTATTAGCCAGTCCATAATGTATGGAACTAGCTCATTAGGATTCCAGTAAAGAAGTTCGTTGGTTGGGTATATCCAGTAGAAGAGAAAGTCAGGGAATGTTTTTAATGCACATCCTATACGCTTATCTGTATCCCCATACACTACTTGTACTTCTAGTGCTACATTCCCTGTCTCCTCCGCCCTGGTGTCAGTTTTTACTTCTACATACCTAAGACCAAGTTCATTATTAATTATAAATAAGTCTGCCCCTTTTTTCTGTTCTTCTTCTTTAGCATCCCTTACGATAAACTTAGTCTTACCTTCATCTAGTTGGGATTCATAATAATATTTAACTAACTGTTCACCCTTCTTACCGACAGCTAGCTGTTCTTCAAAATCAAACATTTATCCTCCTGTAACTTGAATAAAATTATTATAGCACTATAGTGAATTTAACAAATAGTTTTTAATGACTACAGTGTTACAGGTAAGAGCTATCGGTACGGCAAAAAGCTGACTGCATCTACCAAGATGGACTGGGATTACCACAAAGTCAGTACCCAAGGACACTAGAAAATTACTAACTCAACTTCAATAATATGCGTAGCATATATGTCCGCTACTGCCCGAAACACCCCCCATATGCGTACTATAGAAAAAAGAGTTTTATAACTTCTTTTTTTACTGTAAGTGTGCTAAAATACTACATTAGGTAGTTAGTTAACTTATGGGATGTTTTCTCACTGTAACCTGTAACTTACTCTAGCAATAGAGTTTCTTAAACACTTATAGGATTAACTAGCTACCTTTTTTTATGTAGAAGAAATTGCCAGTAATTATTGGAGATGTTACATAATAGACACACCCCCCACCCACATTAACACTCGCTGTGAACTGTTGTCATTAGCTTAAACTTCCACCTTGTTAATAGTTTATAGCAACACGCAGATTGACTGCGTATTGGGTAGTTCTAAGTGGTTATAGTTATAGTATGTCGTATTTTGTCTTACAAACACACGCCCTTGCATTAAAACGATACAAACTCTCTAGTAGTTCGGCATAACTTACCCCCTATTAAAATATCAACTGCCGAATAATCTATTCCCACCCACCCCCTTGTCATATCTAGCTTTAGTGTAATCGGCATAACTCTTTCAATAATTTAATTCCTAGTGCCGATAAGAAAAGAGTTCCAATTTCGTTCTAGCATACAGTAAATTAAGTAAAGTAAAAGTGCTTAATGCGTTGGGTTTTTCTTTATTAATTTTATAGAAAGCGATATCGTGTCGTTCATTATTTACATAACGACACGCCTACAAGTGCTATCGCATATCGCTCACATAAAATTACCATAAAAACTACACTTAGATTTAAGCCGGTTTTACTTGACATAATTTACAACGCACGCTTACTCATAATTTTTGTAACTCATTTCACATTGGGTTATAAAGTATAAGTAATTCATAGAGAAAGGATAAATAATATGAGTACAGATACTTGGGTTAAACAACCTAAATATTATATGGGACAATCATTCTTTGGTAGTCCATTTTGTGGAGTAAAATTAGTAGATACCAAAACAGGTAAATATACATATCATATAGCGCAACAAACTAATGGTATGGCTAATCCAAACACATTACAACAAATACCTTCAGGTAGCTATCCAGCTATTATGCAGTTTATGGATATACTTGATAATTGCCCTACTATCTTAAAGAAAGGCGAGTTCAAGTTAACTGCTAAAGGACAACTACCTAAAGCACTACTTGACTTACTTGGTACAGACAAGATAAACAAAGTAACCAAAGGTAAAGTTCGCACTCTTGCAGAAATCAAAGAGACAATGAACTCTTGGAGTGCAAAGCAAGGTAAAGCTAAATCTACATATCGTAGAAAATAACTATCTAAAAACGAGCGCGCTTAGGCGCGCTTGTTCGCTATGGCGAACAGAAAGGAAACTATGTTAGTAATAACATTCACAGTACTAAAAGATATGGGTACAGACTTATTCCCATATAAACAAATCCAAAGTGATTACACAATCACAGGTACACTCAAAGAGATTAATGATAAAGTACAATCTCTTTCAAACGAACATGTACACTTAGAGCCAAACCATCTACAGTGGAAAGGAATATCAGCTAGTGTAAACAATGACCTAGCCGAACTAATCCAAATCGTAGATAAAATGCCCGACTTCAGTACAGTATAAATAATTGTAGTTGTGTGGACTTCCCCTTTAGTTCACACTTCTACAT